CGAATCGTGTTTTGAAGAATTCACCGTTGCCCTCAAAGACGATGAAGGGAAGAAGACGGGGGAGAGGCTGATAAAGAAGCAGGTTGAGCCATTTACCATCACCGGGCTTGCTTTGGCGCTGGATTTGACACGACAGGGGGTTATCCATTACGAGGGACGAGAGGAATTTTCTGACACGATAAAAAAAGCGAAGAGCCGCTGCGAGAATTATGCGGAGAAATCGCTGTTCGGGAATAACGCTACCGGCCCTATTTTCAATCTGATCAACAACTATGGTTGGAAAAATACCCAGCATATCGGTGGAGATCCCGAGAACCCGCTGTTCCAGATCACACAACTCACTGACGAGCAGGTTCTGGCGCAGATTGCCACACTGGAAGCCAAGAGGCTCCTGAAATGACCGACAACCAGCGCTACCTCATATTATTGCAGGAGTGGGACCGGCGCCAGAGTCGTAGGAAGTTTGCTGACTATTTTCCTGAAGAAGGCCCGTTACGCCGTGAGCTGTACGTCAAGCACATGGCGTTTTTTGCAGCAAGCGCCGACTGGCGAGAAATTGCTTTTATGGCGGCGAATCGTGTCGGCAAAAGTGAGGCCGGGGCATACGCAGTAACCTGTCACCTCACCGGCATTTATCCCGCATGGTGGATCGGTAAGCGCTTCCACCGTCCGACAGATATCTGGGCGGCTGGCGATACCAATCAGACTGTCCGCGACATTCTGCAGGCGAAACTATGCGGTCCTCCCGGCATCCCCTCCGAGTTCGGCACTGGCATGATCCCCGGTGATAAGATTATCTCTCATGCCAAGAAACGGAGCGTGGCGGATGCGATCGAGACGGTCTACGTCCGGCATATCTCCGGTGGGACTTCGGCGCTCACGTTCAAGAGCTATGATCAAGGTCGGGAATCGTTTCAAGGAACGTCGAAGGATATCGTCTGGCTGGACGAAGAGCCGCCGTTGAGCATCTATACCGAATGTCTCTTGCGGACCATGACCACGGACGGCTGTGTGATGCTCACCTTCACGCCACTGCAGGGTCTATCTGAGGTCGTGCTCACCTTCCTGCCTGGTGGAAAAGTACCAACTGAGAATGCCAAGAAGTTCATTATCTCCGCAACCTGGGATGATGCGCCTCATTTGAGCAAGCAGGCGAAGGATGAACTCTGGGCGGCTCTCCCTCCCCATCAACGTGATGCGCGGTCTAAAGGCATCCCTCAACTCGGCAGCGGGGCGATCTACCCGATCCCGGAAGAAGAAATCACCGTTGCCTCGTTCGTTATCCCGGATCACTGGCCACGTGCTTACGCTCTAGATGTTGGCTGGAACCGGACGGCTGGCCTCTGGGGAGCGATGGACCGGGAGAGCGATTGCCTCTACCTCTATTCCTGCCATTACGAGGGAAAAGCACAGCCTCCTATCCATGCCTCGGCTGTTAAAGCTCGCGGTTCTTGGATACCAGGGGCGGTCGATCCGGCTTCCCGTGGACGGACTCAAGACGATGGGGCGCAACTTCTGCAGCAGTACCGCGACGAGGGTTTAGACCTGACCGAAGCGAACAACGCCGTGGAGTCTGGGATCTACCGGGTCTGGACGCGGCTCTCGACCGGCAGGATGAAGGTGTTCAAGACGCTCACGCCCTGGTTTGAGGAGTACAGGCTGTATCGGCGGGACGAGAACGGGAAGATCGTCAAAGTGAATGATCACTTGATGGACACGACCCGCTATCTGGAAAACACCGGCATGGAGATTGCCCGGACTCGACCGGTGGCCAAGGATATTCACAAGGGCGTCTCACGACAACGCGGAGCAATGGCTGCGTGAAGGAAACTGCGATTGTGCCTAAAACTCACGATTTTACCAAACAAGGCTGGGGTTACGCTACGTCTGGATGGAATACCAAAGACGGAGGATTGACAGTTTCATGCTGCGGATGGGGCCGAGGGATAAGCCGGGGTGACTACATTCTCCTGAAAAATGGTAGCGCAGACACCCGATATCTTTTCGAGGAAATTGAATATTATCGTGATCCATCTGATATGTGGCACGCTAAATTGAAGTTTGCACCGCGCTTTTCGTAGATATATTATAGAAGCTATACAATGATGAACAGCGGATAAAATAACCATCGTCCACCGCACGGACACAACGGAAATCCTTTGCCGGAGAACACCGGCCCGGAGCAACCCATGTCATACCTCACCACATCCCCAGACGAGCGCGGCGATAATGCCTACGTTGAAGGCACCCTCAACAAGACCGCTGATGGTTCCATTCTCAACGAGGCGCAGATTGCCTATGACAACTGGGCGCGTTACCAGTACGCCCGGATGCGCGGCCACACTGACTATATCAAGCAGGCCCAGAAGTGCGAACGGTACTATATCGGCTACCAAGAGGGGATCTGTGATGGCCATTGGGACCCGGAGACACGCAAGTTCCTGGAAGATGCCCGCCGGCCAGTCCTGGAAATCAACCTGGCCCAGCCGATTGTCGAGACCAAGACCGGCCAGCAGATCCAGAGTCGGGTCGATATCTCGTATCAGCCACGCTGGGGAGCCGCAACACAGGAAGTGGCTGACGTTCTGACTCAGCTGGTCAATCAACTTTGCTATGATAATCATGTGCATTACCTGGAGACTGAGGTTTTCCGGGATGGCCACATTGAGCAGCGCGGCTACACCGATATCCGGATGGACTTCTCCGACAATATCATGGGGGATGTCCGGGAAACACTCCTGGATCCTCGGGATGTGATTCCGGATCCGGACGCGAACAGCTACGATCCCGCCGATTGGAAGGATATCATCCTGACCAAGTTCATGTCGATTGACGAGATTGAGCAGTTCTACGGCAAAGAGGCCGCCACGAAGGTGGAGAATTTCAACTATCTGGATCAGAGTTTCGGTATTGATGACCGGGAGAACGACCAGGAGAGCCGCAACACGTTCGGCAATCAGAAGGCCCGTTGGTATGACGCCTACATTGGCAATGAGAAGATCTCCAAGCGCGTCCGAGTTATTGACCGACAGTACAAGATTTACACCCTGACCACCTTCTTCCTCAACTCTTCCACGGGCGATCTACGAGAGATTCCTGACAGTCTGACCCCGGAAGCGATTCAGCTGAAGTGCCAGCAGGAAGGTCTATCCGTCTACCGCAAAATGTCCTACCGTATCCGCTGGCGAGTAACGACCCGAGATCTGGTCCTGCATGACGAGTGGAGCCCGTACAGATCGTTTACCGTCAATCCGTTCTTCCCGTATTTCCGTCGGGGTAAGACCAAAGGGACCATCGACAACCTGATATCTCCGTCCGACCTGATCGACAAGGCCATGTCGTCGGAGCTCCATATCTTGAATTCCACGGCAAACAGCGGTTGGACGGTGGAGGAAAATAGTCTCGTCAATCACGACCCTGAGGATTTAGAGGATATCGGTGCCACTACCGGTCTGGTTTTGGTCCATAAGAAAGGGACGTCCGCTCCGGTGAAGATCCAGCCGAATGTTATTCCCACCGGTCTTGAGCGCATGTCCGCGAATGGCAAGGAAATCTTGAAAGAGGTAGGCGGATGTCCTGATGCTCTTCAGGGCGCCGCCGGTCCCGAGTCGTCAGGGGTGGCCATCGATCATAAACAGTTCGGCGCGCAACTCCAGGAACAGGGACCATTGCAGAACCTGGCGCGGACACGGGAATTCAGGGCACGGAAATATTTGGAGCTCGTGCAGCAGTTCTACACGACCGAAAGAGTGATTCTGGTCACCAAGCAGGACGATACCGGCCAGACAAGCAAGGTGCCCTTGTCGATCAACAAATGGACTCCGACTGGTGAGATGATCAACAACCTCACGCTGGGAGAGTATGACGTGGTAGCCGATTCTGTGCCGACCTCCGCCACGTTTGAGAACGGCCAGTTCCAGCAGGCTATGAATATGAGGAAAGAAGGCATCGCCATTCCTGATAACGTGGTGATCATGTCTTCAACGCTCGCCAAAAAGGCTGAGATCGTCAAGCAGATGCAGCCCGATCCGGCCATTGCCGACCGTCAAGCGAGGGCGCAGGAAGCCGCGATTAAACTGCAAGAGGCTGATGCCCGGCTCAAGGATGCCACGGCCACTGATCAATCTGTCACGGCCATTTATTCCGGAGTGCAGGCGGCGCAGGTTATCGCCATGATGCCGACAGTTTCCGCGCTTGCTGATAAACTCCTTCTTTCCGCCGGGTTCAAGGATCAGGACGCTGCGCCAATTGTGCCACAGGAAGTTGGCGGTATTGATGGGACGAGCCTCACGGGTATAAAGGGTACACCTTTCCAGCCAGCCGTTCAGCATAATACGAGTCCTGCTTTTCCGACACGGCCAATGTCAGCAGGGTCAGGAGCGGCGGCAGGGATTGAAACACCGGCGGCTGACGGGGTGAGGGTGTAAATGCAGAATGAAGCCGAAAAGAAAGATCAATTTGACGACTTCCAGAACTGGCAAGACGACGCAGTTCCAGCAAAGACCCAGGCTCAAATCTATCAGGCGGAGTTGTTCAAGATCGCGCGGCGCAGGATGAAGCAAGGACTCAAGAAAGGAAACATATGAGCAACGTCCATCAGCTTTTCAAGCGTGATTCCATTCAGAACGTCCTATGTGAAGCCGCTGACATGGGTTTAACAGCAATTGTTTTGGTCGGCAAGAAACAGAATGGCGGCTACTGGATACGGTTATCGAACCAAGAGAACGCAATCGAGACGCTTGGGATGGTGGATCTCCTTCACCATGAATTGCTGACCGCAGTGGATGAGAATTTCGAATAATGGAGCGCAGAGTGAGCGACAACCACAAGGTAATCAGAGAGCGCCGCCGAGTCACCATTCAGCCCTCTAAAGAGTGTCGAAAAAGAATCATTGACGTTTTCAAAGAATGTGGCATAATCCCGCTAGATTTTACGGGGCAGCTAGCTTTGAATTGGTGCCAAGGCGATTGCCGAAATGTGGAGATGGACCTTTGAATTCAAAGGGGGAGCAGCAACCCCACAGAGGCAGCGCGTCATAGGGGCGCGAACTGCCCTTCCATATCAACCAGGGCGCGTGAAATGTGAGTAGCGCGCCCGCAACCACAAACAAATAGCTGCCGGTAAGGATCAACCCTTCACAGGTCCACTGATTGCCCGGTATCACAGCACAACGCTGATGGTACCGGGCTTTTTCTATTTCAGGAGTCGAATATGAGCAACGCGATTACAGCAGGGAGGCCCAACATGAATGCCAAGCAGAACAGTCTCAAGACCGCCGATCCGGCGAAAATGGACGAGTACGACATGAACCGACACCTCCAGACCTTGACTGATGCTCACCATATCAAAGGCAACAAGAAGCTCCATACCGCTGTCCTGGCCCATGGCAAGAAGAAGATGGACGCCATGAAAGCCGTCATGGACCCGATGGAGCCGGACGCAGACGACAAGTAATAAACCTTGCCCGGTCAGGGCCGAGTCGTGGCCGTTAAGCCAGCGTATCTTTGCAGGAAAAGGATCGAACATGACCCCGGAAGAGATTGCAGCACAGGAAGAACAAGATCGTATCGCCCGTGAAACCGAGGAGGAGGCCGACAAGAAAGCCCGCGGTGATTTCGGCCCAGCGGAAGAAACCCATGCCGAGGAGGAAGTTGACAAGGACGCCCTGGCGGAACTCCTGGCCGAAGAGGAGCGCGAGACAGCCGAGAAGACTCCGGCGCATATCCCCTATGATCGCTTTGCCGAAGTCAACGCTGCCAAGAAGGAGATCGAGGAAGACCGTAACCGGTTGAAAGCTGAGCTGGCAGCGCTTGCGGATGGCAAGAAAGTTGAAACTGATGCAGCAGCCGTCGAAGCCGACAAGAACAAGATCGACCTCAAGGCGCTGCGGATCGAGCGGGCCGGGCTCATCGCTTCCGGAGATTTCGAAGAGGCGGCGGCCGTTGACGAGAAGATCGAAGGCGAACTGTCAAGGGTGGCTGAGGACCGTGCCGTCGAACGAATCAGAAAAGAGCGCGGCGAAGAACACGCCCAGACTGCTCACCAGACGCTCGTTGCGGCTGTCAGTGCCGAGGCCGACAAGGTGGCAGCTGATTATGCCTGTTTCGACTCCACTGTTGCCGAACCGAACACGGTGGCAATCAATACCCTTATTGCTCTGCGTGACAAGTACGCCACGGATGCCAAGAACCCCATCTCACTGCCAGCAGCATTACGCCGAGCATCCGACGAACTGGGGCCGATATTCGGCAGCAAGAAGGCGGATGCGGCGGACGATGGCAAAACGGCAGCTGAGAAAAAAGCAGCATCCGAGAAGGAAGCTCGCGAGAAGGCAGCTCTTACCTCCAGGACTCAGCCGGCCAACATTGCCAAGGTAGGGGAGGGCGCCCGGTCCAGTGAAACAAAGGTGCTCGACAAGGTTGAGCAGATGAGCGAGAAGGAATTCGATGCCCTGCCTACCTCCGATCTCCATAAAATGCGCGGTGATAGCCGATGATCCAGAGAATCCGCAAGTTCTTCAAGATGCCCGACCGAAAGCTGGTCAAAGAGGCTCAGGGCAAGGTGACCTACCCAAAGAAGGGTGACCGGTTCGTCTACAAGGGCTGGGTCTTCCAGGTCGCAAAGATCAACGAACGGGGGATGATATCTACTCCTCTTGGGATTGTGCAGGAGAAACCAGCAGAAGAGCCGTCGCGTATTATTTACCAAGGGAATAATCTCAGGAGTAGCGGCATCATTCACGCAGTCAGATAGTCACGGCAGGGTAACTCCCGCCACCCGCCCCCGCCCGGCGTTAAACGGCACGGCATCGATCCTCCGGTAACTGGATGCGGTTTTCAGCCTCAAGAGCGGCGTCAAAGCTCGAATGAAAAACAGGCAGCTAAACCACATCTATCCCGAAAAACGGAGGAGCACCATGCACCCTAAAATGACGCAGTTCTTGAGAACCATCATTCTCTTTCCCCTCAGTATCATGATGGGAAACTTCACGTCGCTGTCTGTCAGCGAGAAAAGCACCTGGAGCCGTCTGCTTTGGAAAGCGGCCCGCAACAACTCCTTCATCATCAACAAGTTCTGCGGCACAGATCAGAACAACGTCGTTCAGCGGATTACCGAACTCACCAAGACCGAACGTGGTGATCGATGTATCATGACCCTTGTTGCCGACCTGGTTGAAGACGGTGGTGTCGGGGATGCCCGGCGGGAAGGCATGGAAGAGTCGATGAAGTCCTACGAGATTGACGTAGTGGTCGACTTGATGAACCACGGCGTCATCTCCGAAGGTAAGTTGGCCGAACAGAAATCCATCGTCAAGTTCCGTGAAACCGCCATGGATAAACTGGGCTACTGGCTCCCGGACCGGATTGACCAGATGGCGTTCCTCACCATGTCCGGGATCTCCTACGCTTTCAAGAATGACGGTTCCGCCCGGCTTAACTCCAACCTGCCGAAACTGGCCTTCGCCTCCCATGTCACCGCTCCTTCCAGCAAAAGGTACCGTCGTTGGAGTGCAGCACAGAAAGCTCTTGTTGCCGGTGATACCACGGCCGTCGATGCGTCCGATGTTCCGACCTACGAAATGCTCACCAGCATGGGCGCTTACGCCAAGGACCACTACATCAAACCCCTGATGGCCGGCGGAAAAGAATATTACATTCTCTTCGTCAAGCCCGGCACCCTGAAACGGCTCAAGAACGATCCGGACTACAAGGCGGCCGTCATTACGGCGCTCCCCAGGGATTTAAACAACCCGTTCTTCACCGGCGCCACCGTTACGATCGACGGCCTGGTCATTCAGGAACACCGCTACGTGTACTCCACGAATGGCGCAGCCATCAAATGGGGCGACGGCACGGTCAATGGAACCCGGACTCTGCTGTGTGGTGCACAAGCGCTGGGCCTGGCCGACCTCGGGAATCCTGATTGGGTCGAGAAGAACTTCCAATACGACAGCCAGCCCGGTATCAACATCGACAAGATGCTGGGCCTCACTAAACCGCAGTTTTTCAGCATCTACGATAACAGCACGGAAGATTTCGGCATTCTGGCCGTCGACCACATGCTGGATCAGTATTAAGAAACCAGGGGGGCGGTAGCTCAATGCTACGAATAGCCGGGATAGAGTATAGGGGTAACCCTGAGTTGAAGGTGCAAATCCTTCCCGCCTCCCATAACTTTTACCAGAAGGAGAACCATCATGATCAAAAATGCAGGGCGCCAGCGTGGCGTCATAGCTGAACAGGTTATTACCTTTGCGGACTTCATCGCCGCCGGTTCCGGGGTTGCCTTGCCGGCAATTGATATTCCAGGTGATGCCATCATTGACAAGGTGAGAGTCTTCGTCGATACGGCCTTTAACTCGGGAACCTCGGACGTCGTTGTCGTTGGTGATGGCAATTCCACCAACCGGCTCGTCACTTCCACGTCCATTCAGGCCGCCGGAAGTATCGTCGGTGTAGCCGGCGCGGAATGCTTCCCGTACATCGTTCCCGACACTGTTGATGTGATCTGGACCGGTGTCGGCACTGCGCCCACAGCGGGCTCGCTTCGTGTCATCGTTTTCTACCACGAATCAAAGTGTGCTGACTTCACCCAACGGTAATAACTACTCGGGGCGGCGCAAACCGCCCCTTCACCATTTCCCTGAAAAGGAGACATCCAATGAAACGATTCAGTTCTATTCTCACCTTGGCGCTCATGACGGCAATCATGGCCGTAGCCTTTACTGCCCCCGCCCGGGCCGCAACCTCAAACATCTTCACCAAGTCGCTCCTGACCAATCAGGCCACCTCTGCCACGTCCACAGCGTTTAATACCGGGATCTTCACGAAGAAAACGGTTGTCGTAAGCGGCATGACCGCACCCGGAACCTTCACCAATTACAGCGGGACAGTTGCCTTTAATTGCGGTCCCACTGCTGCCGGTCCCCTTGTTGCCTGCAAGGACAAAACGGGCAACGCAGTCACCCTGACCCATACCAACGGCCTGTTTGTTCTTGATGATCAGACGCAGTTTATCCAGGCCGTCTGGACAAAGACCCGGGCCGCCGCCACCAAGAATATCGGCGTCTGGATCCTTTATCAATCACCGTAAGCAGCTGTAAAAAATCCATGAGCAAAAGGCGGAGACGATGAGTGACAAGAAATTCAGATCAATTGATGGGACCGACGTCCATGTGAAGCTGACCAGCGGCCACACGGCGGTTATCGGGAAAGACTGGCGGCCACTTCCCGACCACATGCACCGGGAAGCCTACGCCAACGGCTGTATTTCCGACAACATGCTGCAGGGCATGGCCGGGCCGAAAGAGCCGCCCGGTAAAGACGGCGACAAGGCCAATGACCCTGAACGAGCCGCAAAGATCCTGGCTGCCATAAAGGTGATGATCGATGCGAACAAGCCGGAGAAGTTCACCACAACCGGCCTGCCTCGCGCTGATGCCTTGTCGGAAGCAGTAGGCTTTGAAGTAACGTCTGCGGAACGGGATGCAGCCTGGACCGCAGCCAAGGAGTAAACCATGACACTCGGAGAGATCATCAAAGGGGCACAGGAGACCGCGGGAGATGAAGTTGGAGCAGAAAACGCCGACCGCCTCTGGGGTCTTGACGAGTGGGCCGATTATGCAAACAAAGCGGTGAACCAGCTCTGCGAGGAATACTTACTGATTACCGATTCCTCGACCACCGCTATTTGCTCCATCCTGATTCCAGCCAATACCCGCATAGCCCTGTACGATCCACGCATCCTGCAGATGGAAGAAGTAAGACATTCAGCACAGAGACTGCCGCTCACGCCGGGGAGTGTTACCGAGTTCTCCCACCGGGATCCCGAATGGCGCACGAGCATTGGCGTTCCCGATTCCTGGGCGATTGACGAGACGACCGGTTACATATCGCTCAACAAGGTTTACGACACAGATTCTGTGCTCAGTCTCGCGGTGAAACGGTCTCCACTTGTGGACCTTACCGAGAAGGATTTGACTGCCGTCCCAGAGATCAGGCCGCAATATCACCGCTATCTCAAGTCGTTCATGCTCTCCGAGGCGTACACGAAGCAGGATATTCCGGAGACCATCGACCCCCAGAAAGCCGCTACTCACCTAGCCAAGTGGGAACACGACAAGGTTCTATTTATCCAAATGGCCGAGAACCGACTGAAAAAAGGCACGAGGGGCGTCTATCGGGGATACTTCACTAACATGCGCCGGGGTAGGTAATGCCGACTGCAGCTTACAAATTCTTTGGCGCCGATAATGTCCACGATGCGATTGCCGTGGGGAGTCCGGACGAAACCGGGACTTTCACCATGGCAGTGGCGATCGTCAACGCTGACCCTGATAATGTCGGGATCATTCGGAGACGTGCCGGCCGCACGAAAGTCTGGACAGGGGTAGCGCCTCATTCCGAATTTGCTAACGGAGAGATTCACGTCTTTGTCGATCAGGGTGTCCTGTACTCGTTCGATTCAAAAAAACTAATCGTCTCGCCGATTCTCACGCTCTCCTCGAACAATAAAATGGACTACGACGACAACGCCGTGGGACTCATGTTCTCCAATGAAGTCGATATTGGCATCATTAAGGCGGGTGTCGCCCGGTTCTTCGATCCCCCAAACGATACGGTTGAGATTGACGGCGTAGTGGTCCCCTCGTTCAAGGAAGCCCTTCCTCCGGGTAAGTTTGTCGAATACTACAACGGCAAGACCTATGTCCTGACCTTCGAAGATGGGGAGTCCTGGCTGTACTACACGGACGGCTACGACATGGCGGTTGATTCCCGTGAGAACTATTTACATTACCCTGGCCGACCGACCTTCCTTGCCTCCCTGGATAATGTCCTGTACGTCGGCACCACGAAATTGACGGTCGTGTTGGTGGGCAGTGGAATCGATGAATTTGACGAGCGTTTGATTGCTGCCTACCCAGCTATTCCCTACATGCACGTTGTCACCAAGGGGGAGTTATTTGGGCCCAACACCCTCCAAGGGAATGTCGTGGTTTGGGTGTCAGAGCGCGGGATCTGCATGGGCGACAACTCGGGGAACTTTCTGAATCTCTCTCAGGGTGAATTCTCTTACCTGATGGGAACCGAAGGCACCCTGGTCCTGAGAGAACAGAATGGCTTCGTGCAACTCTTGATGGTGATCAGAAACACCGATAAAGCCTACAACGCCTACGTAGCGAAGCAGATAGATGTTGATTCCCAAAGCGTTTAAAAGGAGATGGTAATGATTAACTATTCGTCGGGCATGTTGAATTTTCTTGCGTTACTCGGCAGCGAGGCGATGGCCTTCGCTAATGGCAGGCTGAAACTGATTGACGGTATCATGCCGGTCGACTCTGGGGGTGTGGCGGCAGCAGACCAGGCTCTTAACGGCACGGTCCTCTGCATTATCAGCCAGAACGGGGGGGCGGTCACAGGGGAAGTCAGGGCGATCGGAAGTATCATCGTCACGGCCGGGACCTCCGGAGCAGACTCTATCCAGCCAAAGGCCGGCGGGATTCCACTCTGCGCCCCGGTGCTCTGCGGAGCAAACACAGCGCTCTCGGCAGCTGCAATTATCGCGGCAATCTATGCGAACATCGCCAGTCTCGGTTTTACCGCTCTGGTCGATGGCGGCAACTCTTCCAAGGTGAATATCTACGCGCCCGTGGGACTCGGAGCGGGCAGCAATGGTCTGGTAGTAACCGCAGCCTTGACCGGTTCCGCAGCTGTCACAAACGCCAACTTTGCCGGGGGGGTAACGGCGATTAACGCACTTTCCTTCATCGGTCCCGTTGCTGCCGGTCAGCTTCAAGCTCCCATCGGACAAGTCTGGTCCGGCACCAACATTGCCACAGGAACAGCCCGGTATTTCCGCTGGGAGTCCGACATTGATGACGGCAGCCAGTCCATAGTCCTGAGACGGATTCAGGGAACCGTGGCTACTTCCGGCGCGGACATGAACATCTCATCAACGACGTTTGCCGCCGGCGCGCAGTTTACGGTCACAGATAAGATCTTCAACGTCTGATGGTCAAAACGTATCTGACAGGGGATGGCGCCGAGAATTATGAGGGAGAAGCTCTCGACCTCTACAAGAGGTTGAAGGCCCTCGGCTTCAAGGGACGGAAAACGACGATGGTTGACAATGCCCTCATCATCATTACCGTGGGGGAGAACGACTCAGCCATGGTTATCATGCTCGTCTCTGAATATGCCATTTTCGTTGGCAACCCTGCGACTACCACGTTCTACGCCCTATTTCTCGATACGGTGCCAAAAGCGTGGCCGGTATTTGTAAAACTTCTCCCTGCTATGCCGCTGTTCTTTCCGGTCTACCCTGACGAGTTGATGGTCCCGCTTTACGATCGACTCAATACCTTCGTTTCCGGGAACTCCTCTCCATATCAATCAGTCATGTTCCTGACTCCGATCACTTCGACGCACAGCGAGGCATTGCTTTGGCAGGGGTTAATGATGCAACCGAACCTCGATACCGATAACCAGATGGTCTTTACCCTCTATAACCTGGAAGGTTATCTCAATGTCAATGACCTGCCCATCTATACCAAGATGGCTCTCGTCAATGCTGCCGGGACTGTTATTAATGAGTTCGACGCCAATGCACCTATTGTGCACGTTGTCTCGGAACGGGCGATCTCTAAGCTACTCCAATTCGGGATTTTCTACCGGCGGCTGATCGTCGCTGATGGGGTGGAGAAGGTCATCGTCTATTTCCATGATGAGACGACGCACTCCGGGGCGCTGTACGAAATGATCGAGGACACCGGGGTGCTGTATGCGGTGCCTTTGAGCCTCCCCGCTCTGGCAAACGGTTCTCGACTCGACCCACCTACTTCTCCGAAGGGGGGGCCCACTGCCGGCTCCCGCCGTGTCGATAATATGACGGACATCTTCACCTCCGAGAAGTCGGCATATTATTATGTGGTGAAGCAGACCGTGGACAGCGCCGTGGATCATCACATGGGTTTTGTAGATGCTGTATATGACCCGGCGGGGAGCGACACCTATCTTTTCGCTGGTACGGCCTTGTCGGTAGAGAAGCGTCTGAAAACCGACCTTTCTCTTGTGACTACCTACAACCTGACGCCCTCGGCAATCGACACCACCCTGCAAGGCTTCATAGCAACTATCGGCGGCGGGACGTCAAATAATCGGGTGAACGCGAATGGCTGCATCAATGCCTCGGGGACATTCTCGGGCAGCAATCTTCCCATCCTCACCCGGTTTGTCGCACAACAGGGCTTTGTTCTGATTGATACGGACGGCACGGAATACCCGCTTCTCGCCGGGGTGTCTCTCTCGCAGGACTTCTACAACGGCGGGACCGATGCCAATGTGTTCAGTCAGGCGGTGCTCCTCTGGCTCGGGACTCCTCCAGGAGGCTTCGACTGCTACACTTGGAGCGGGGTGGACGCGGCGGGTCTCAAGATCAGCGATGCGCAGACGGGGACACGCAACGACGCCGGGATCGGGGATATGCGGGTATGTGGTTCGGGTATCGGTGACAACTATTCGGTGATGCTTCCTCTGGATGCGCCCTACACAGCCATCACGTTCGACACGGACACATACGCAGGGGCTTCTTGTCGGGTCAGGTGCGCCAATTTCGGCGGCCGCAGTTTCGTTGATGACCGGGCCGGTCTCACCGTTGGAGATACGTTCTTTATTGACGATGTTCTGACCTATGCCGTGGGCGGGAGTGGCACCCCAGAGCCAGCCTTGACCGTCATTGCGGGGATCATGGCAGGAATCAATGCCGGTAGTGTCTATGCGGCCTCGGGACTTGGATCGTACGTGGATGGCATAACCGGACTCACTGTTCATACCTTCACCCTGACCCGACTTGATGCCGCACCGGTCACTGTGGACTTCGGCTACACCTCGATATGGGGCTATCGACTGGAGCGGCGGGTAGTCTCCATCCGGCTGGTGGGCGGGGTTCCGGTAGTTCGACTGGAAAAATTACAACATAAGGATCAACCACTTTATATGTTCGATATCTAAGGAGGATACCCCATGTCACTGAAAATCTATTCCGACGCAGGTTGCACCCAGGAAGTTCCTTTCGCTCAGTCGTTTGCCGGGACCGGTGCACAGACATCCTTCACCCTCACCACCTTTATCGGCTCCCTCTTGGGAACGGTCTACCTGGAAAGCCAAACCACCCAGGCGGGTGTTACCTTCGCTTCAGGTGTGGGTTCCGGGTTCTCAGGTCTGACCATCAACGCCCTGATCGGCTACCGAGTCATCCATAATGGGAGTTTTCGCGGCACTATCGTCTCCAACACGGCAACGACCCTCACCCTTTCCGATATCACATACACCCAGGCGACTGCCGGGAGCTGCATCTACAGTGCTTACGCGAAGCTCGTCGCCGGTACGGATTACAACGTGGTTGGCAATAGCGTCAACCTCACCGGCGCGGCTCCGGCTACGACCCAGATCCTCCACGCCATTCCGACTGCGACACTTAGTGCCAACTTCGGCGGTGCTGCGGGGACGGTTAAAACTACGGCTACTTCGTTCTGGCTGAAACGAACTCCGGGCTACACCTACGATACTCTTCAGGTGCAGAGTCTTGACCACTCCCAGACCCAGGCGAGCCTTACCACAGCAAGTACGACCTTCGCTTCCGGGGTCGGCTCCGGCTTCTCGGGGCTGGTTGCTGGGGCGCTCATAGGCCGGGCGCTAAACCATGGCGGCACCTATCGCGGCACCATCACGGCGAACACAACAACGACCGTGACCATCTCCGATCTGACCTACAACAACGCAGTTGCTGCCGACTCGGTAGCTTATACCATCGGTTCGGCGCTGTTCGCACCTGACTCCTCCGGCAGTCCCGGCACTTATGTCCACGTCCTTCAACCGGCGGCGATTTCAACGGATACTCCGGTAAGAATCTGGATGCAGGATACTGTAACCGTACCGGTGGCGGCGATGAACTATCCGAATCAGATTCCCTATGTGACCGGCATTGAATACCTGGCGTAAGCTAGCCATCATCGGAGTCATCATGTCCAACCTCATCGATGTGCCAAGCGGGGCGGCATCCGGCGGCGATTTGCTAGCGAGTTACTATGCGCTGTACCGCAAGTTTTACCAGAACCAGACGGCCGGAACCCCGGTGGGAATAGCGGTGGGCAACAACTTCGCCAAACTCATCATCAAGCCGCCGACGAAATATGTGCCTCCACTGAACGCGCCGCGTCCGGCGGTGGTGGGCGGTGGTGACTGGTCGCCGCCACTTATCAACCCGGCTTTGCCAGCTCAGCCGGTGGCGTCGTTTGTTTCCCGAATTGTCGGCCCCCTCGGTTCTCCGGTGACAGGGAATCTCAACACGTTTTTTACGCAGGTGGCATCTTTCTGGGATACTCTGGTCTGTTTTGGCTATGGTAATGGTCTGTTCGTCGCTTTCGAGTCCACAACAGGCAAGATCATTACCTCGATTGACGGTATGGCCTGGACCAGTAATGGCGTGACGCTTCCCGGTGCGATCGGCGCAGGCAGGATTGAGTGGAATGGCAGCGTTTTTGTTCTGGCAGTCAACGTCACCGGCGCCGGAATATGGACATCCCCTAACGGCATCACGTGGACATCCCGAACCGGTGTCTTTAGCGGGCGGTATCCGACTTTCGCTAACAGCATCGCTCTCACCGGGGATGCTTCAGGCAAGGTCTATTATTCGACAGACGGCGTTACATGGAATTACACCACAACGAACACCGGCAACAATGGCGGGTTCCCGCCGGTTTGGGATGGCACCAAGTTTGTCACGTTCAATAACTCGTCCGGAGCCGTGTTTAATTCAGCCGATGGTATAACGTGGACCTCGCTCGGTAATTATGTCGGAGGGGGACCTGGGTCATTCATTACGAAAATGGCGGCCGCAGTTACAGGCAAAGTCTGCGTTTTAAAGTCGTCCCCGCTGAATAAGTGCCGAGTATCCGCAGATCACGGAGCAACATGGTCAGCAGATATTACCCTCCCCATAACTCCGTCGTTCTGGGGTGGATTTACGGCGGCGAATAACATTTTTTTCCTGCTTCCATCCGCCGACAACCGGATATTTTCCTCGGCAGATGGATCGACTTGGGCCACACGAAATCTGCCGGTCACGGCTACTTGGAGCACCGTTGTCTACAACGGCACCTACTATGTGCTGATCGGTCAGAACAGTTTGGGCGGAGTCGTGCTGTATTCTGCCGATTTCGTTACATGGTCAACGTCTAAGCCGGGAGTCCAGCTCCCGGATACGACCATAACTCAGGCCGATATTGATGCTTTTAACGCACTTCATACCGGGGAGGGACTAACGGCATACATACCAAAACCCGATTTCCTGGCAGGTGGCTCGTTCAATGAACACACGGAACCGCCTCACGTCTACATCGTCCAAGGCAGTTTCATTGAACAGACTGCCCCGCTGCTTCCGTTCAATTCGGGGGGTAGCTTCAATGAGCATACCAGCGCCATAACCCTGCCGGTGCCGAATATCTCTTCCGGCGGCATGATTCAGCACACCGGACTGCCGTTCACTTTGGGGGGATAATGATCCTTATCTGCACACCGACAATCCAGGTATACGGGAGTCTCATCGAAACCGCTGTACCCGATTCACCGACTGGACCTATATCTCTATCCGGCAGGCGTCCGGATGTCTCTTTCACTGGAGTCATGGGCGGGATAATCTCGATCAGCTTCCAATCCCGGCGCGTTTCGTTGAACTTCACAGTGGTTCAGACCATCACCGGAGCGGTAAGTTTTATTTCTCGGAGACCCGTTCCTTACCTGGCAGGGGTCATCGGAGCAGCCGGATCACTGGTTATCCCGACCCATCGTCTGGCCTTGCACTTCGCCGGTCTCCAGGGAAGCGCCGGGGCTCTCTCAATCCCATTCAGACGGCCGACCTTCGGCTTGATCGTCGCTGAAAACGTTACGGGCCGGTTATTCGTCTCAGCGCGTCGACCATTCTTTATCTTCTCCGGAGCTCTCACTGTTCCGGAAATCTTTCAGGCCCTGGTCTTTAACGCGCACAACCATAAGTTTGCCAATTACGAGAATTTCCCCTTCCACGCCCTGGCAAAAGACGACGGGGAGTATTACGGCTGTCTCGGCGATGGGATCTATCACCTTAATGGAGACAACGACGCTGGGGTTCAGATTGACGCCCATGTGACCACGGGAAATTCCAAGTTTGATTCCAGTAAACAAAAAAGAATTCTCCGGGGCTTTCTCCATCTTCGGTCAGCAGGGGAAATGCAGCTCACCCTCATCGCCGACGAAGAGATATCCCGCGATTATCTGGTGGACGGCCGATCCGAGAAACAGGGGATTCACGTTAAACTGTGCAAGCCGGCCAAGGGGATCAAGGCCAATAACTGGCAGGCCGAGGTGAGCAATGTTGATGGTTGCGCCTTCGACCTGGCCGGGCTAGAACTGCTTTACGAAGATACCCAGAGACATTAAGGAGTAGATCATGGCCGGAATATCCGATATCCAGGCATACGCTGCAAGTCTTCAGACTCAACTTACCGCGTCGATTGCCACGCTCCTTGACTGGCGACCGACCACTTTTACCGTTGTTGATCCGGCCGACTTCACGCCGGACTTGGTAAAACTCGGTTTTTCTGGCTCTGCGCCGGCTGCTCCTGTTCCTGACAGTGCACCTGTTGCACCGATTCTCGCGCAAGGGAATATCACACCGATCGCCCCACTTTTACCGGAAGGATTCGGAAAGGATTTCACCGGCAGAGATCTCACTGCGCCGGTCAGTCTTACGCCTCAAACGTTCGATACGCCGTCAGTTGACTTCGGCAAGGCTCCCGATTCGCCCATCCTGGCGTTCATATCCGAGCCGACCTTGACAAACGTTCCCATTCCTCCACCTTTGACCTTGGCAGGGTTACCGGTCTTCACGGCTGCCATGCCGAGTGCCGACAACTTCCCCGACCTTCCTTTCAAGGATAATCCGCTTTCCGGGTTCAATATCACGCAGTTCAAGCGTCAGGTCTACGAATCTCCGGTTCTTGACCAGGTGGGGAAGGTCCTCCTTGACGATATCACCAACGGCAGGACCGGCGTCCCGGCAGCGGTTGAAGATGATATTTGGAAGCGACAAGCCGAACGCGACCTGATTGCTCTCGGTGATTCCCTGAAACTGGCAGCCGATACCTTCTCCAAACAATGCTTTTCTCTTGCCCCTGGCAGGCTGGACCGGAAACGAAGTGAACTTATCACCAATTACACCTTTACCCGGAACGACCGAAGCCGAGAGATATCACAGAAACAGGCGGAGATCACCCAGACCAACCGGCAGTTTGCCATTACGACCGCTGTGGAGATCGAAAAGCAGCAGATGCAGTTCGCCATGCAGTTCGCCGCCTTCACTTTGGACGTAGCAAAGGAGACGGTCAATGCGGGAATCGCTATCTACAACGCCTATCTTGCTCGCTATACCGCTCTTCTGGAAGGGTACAAGACTGAAACGCAGGTATTCGAAGCGAGACTGCGCGCCTTTTCAACCCAGATCGAAATCTACAAAGGCGAACTGGAAGCCGCCCGGATTACCGGGGAACTCAACGTTCAGCAGATCGAGATTTACAAGGCAAAGATCGCCGCTCAAGAACAGCTTGTCAGGATATATACCGCCAAAGTGGAAGGCTACACCGCGTCCGCCAACGTGGAGAAATTGAAGATTGACGTTTTTAAAGCACAGATCGAAGGTTATCAGGCCGAGATTCAGGCGAAGGTTGCCGAGTATGGCGGATATGAAGCGCAATTGCGCGGCGAGACTGCCAGGGTCCAAGGATTCGAGGCCGAGGTTCAAGCGTACAAGGCGAAGACTGAAGGGACCACGGAATACAACCGGGCGCTTTCTGTTGGCGTGGATGCCCAAGCGAAAGTCGTACAGGCCCAGGCGGAAAACAACCGGATTCAGATCATGGAGTACGAAGGCAAGCTTTCCCAGATGCGCTTCACCAACGAATTCAAGATGGAGGCGTTTAAGGCGGAGATCGAGACGTTCTTTTCACAGCTCAAGGTGGCCCTGGCCAATGCTGACGTCAACAAGTTCAATATCGATACCTCTTTGAAACGGTGGGAGACACTACAGTCGACCATCACCAGCCGAGCAAATATCATGGTCAATGAGATTCAAAGCGAGAATACAATCAAGGAGCATGCGCTTATTTCCTCTATTTCGGCTATCCAGACGATCATGAACACGCTGGCGGCCATAAATATTGACATCACCAAACATTAACGTATTATAGCGAAAACCCGTTAGATATTATGGGAGGCAGTATGGCACAGCAAGCAGGAGACATTACACGTTACGGAACCAGAGCATTGAAATACGGTATCGGTGCCGATCTGCCGGCTGTCGCACCTGATGTCCCAACTGGTTTCAACCCCGAAGCGTTACCGCCTGCAAATCAGGGGGTTTATAACGGACCCGTTGCGGACGCAGAATCTTTCCGGCCCGCTCCACCAGTAGACGCTCCAACTGGCAGGCCTGCTCCTATGGGCGAAGTGGACGCGATTAAGCAACGGATCGGGCAAATGGGAGAAGCCGCTAAACTTCGGGGAGCCGGTGTAGGAGTGCCACCCGTTGAAGCACCTCCGGTCACGCCAACCTCTGGCTGGTATAAAGCGGGTACTTCTGTGGCTCAAAAAGTAGGGCGCTTTGCATTGGGAAATATTGCCAAAGGCGGTGCCGCAGCCATAGCAACCGACATGGTATTCCCCCACAGTGCGAATGCCAATGAC